CACCACCAATATCTCGTAAATACTCTCCTGCTATCATAGGAACTTGGTTTCCGATTATAGGCAAATAAAAATTTGGATTATCTAAAATATTTGCATCATCTGGCAATTCATTAACAGAATTTTCAACAAAGTCATTAAAATCTTTTTCAAATTTTGCTCTATCTTTGTATATTTCGTATCCTAAAGTTTTTCCATCCACTTTCTTGGTGATTAACTCCTCAGCATCTGCATACCCAAAGGTTTTTAAATAATTATCAAATATCGGGTCTCCTACAATGGCAAGATCTTTATAGAATTTCCGGATATGTTCTTTTAACTTTTGCCTTTTTATTTTAATGAGTTGCTTTTTTTGGTCCTCATTTAAAAGTTCTTTATAAATTCCTTTACATTCAGTTCTCACAACACCATAACTAAAACCAAATAACGCACGCCACCATATTTCCATACCTGCTATTTGCGTTTTTGAAAATAACTTTAATAATCCTGGAACACTTTTCAATACATCTTCAATAGTTACGCATGAACCATTCATCATTTGACCAGCAACTCTTGCCAAAAATTCGTCTTCGAATGTATGTAATATTCGTTCAGAGTATCCAATCAAACTATAATCACTCAGGATACTAAACCAATAAACACCAGACTTTCCTGCTAATTCTTTTACTTTTTTCAAAGTATCAACATCTAAAGAGTCAACATCATTTTTAGCATTACCGATTGCGTGTACTGATTCGTGTATTGCTATTGACGGTGGAGAATTTCCCCACTCAACACCAGAAGTTTTTATTCCCCTGAACTCACCACTTGACAGAACTGTATATCCCCATCTACCATTCTTAAAACTATAAACACTTTCTAATAAATCAGTTGCGTGGTCAGTATCAGATACAAATATTAAGAAATTTTCTGCGGAAGGTTTATACCGTCCGAGTAATCCACCAGAAGGAGGATGCAAGTTTTTATCAGGTCTTAACGATTCTGAATAATGATTAAATCCCTGCCTAGTGGAAAATAGGTATATTGGGTTTCCAACTCCTCCGAAGAATAACTTTATTGGTGCAGATAATAATTCTTTAAAATTTGTTCTATGAACTATAAGATTTGAAATAAGACTTTTAATATATCTTGTTTTCATTTCATCTAATGTACCATTAGTAGTATATAATACATCATCACCAAGTAACAACGGATCCCATATTGCTATCGGTATAGAATCATCTTTACTTTCGTTTTTGAATTCAGGAACTAATTTAGCACCAATCGTTAAAGAATCTTCTTTAACATAGTCTTGAACCATTTTAAAATCAAGACCCCACAAATACTCTGTCAACGATTCAACTTCTGCTCTAGTTGGTGTAGTAGGAATTTCATAATATGAACAACAATCTACATCATATGTTTTATTTTCGAACTTTTCAACTTTATCTAATATTTTGGTGAATTGTCGTCCTGCTGTTGATGGAACCAATCCAACTCCATCAAACCTAATTGTATCCCTTGTTAGATGTGCTTCATTTAAGAATACATCTGTAGAACCTTTTGTCATTTTTCCAGCATCTGCTGAATCTAAAATTCTTGCTACTTTAATTCCATTAAGATATACATCAGGAGAACCCTTATTAACTTTTGCTGAATGGGGGACACACACAAGACCCGATTTTATTGTATGTGGTGCTACTGGATCTCCCTTACGAACTACTGGGATTCCGTTAATATATACAGTAGATTGTGTTGCTAATGCAGTTGAAGTTGAATCACATCCATGACCAGTTGTTAATGAATCACCGTTTCTACATCCTCCTGGCATAATTTAGTTCCAATCTATTCTTGGTGCGATGAATTGCATATTACCTTTACTAACAATATCGCAAGTACCACCTATGTCTGCTTTGAAATTTCCATCAACAGATATATTTGCATTACCATTAATAACAACTTTAACATCTCCCGATATATGTACACTGTCTTTACCAGCAACAATTTTATAATTATCTGCAACAATATGTTCTACTTTATCGCCAGTTGGATGAATTTCATACCCAGTTCCACTTTTGTGTAACTCTCTAATCCTTTCAAAATTCTCAGTATCATCATATTCTTTAACATGACCAGATTCAGTTTCCATTACATGATTATATGGATATACTGCTCTAAATGGTTGATCGGGTTCGGCAATAACCTTGTCTATTATGTGAACCTTTGTGTTCTCTCCACGTGCTAATTTGTTTACATCTGATTCATTAGTATATCTGGGGAATTTTCCAGTCGGATCGTTGAATCCATCACCAACCTTGGACTTCTCAGAGGGCATACTGGCGATAGTACCCATAATGGCAGGTTCTTGTGCACGTTCTCCGTCTAGGAAAAATCCAAACACCCAACTCCCCTCAACAATACCAGTGGGTGACTTGCCGACTCCACTTGTAGAAGCAGAGTCAATACTATTAATTGGAACTGCCCAAGGTAGTTCCTCAGTAGGGATTGCACCCTTGTCGTCAGTGTGCCAACCGAATGCTCTTACACGAACACGTCCGAGTTGGATTGGATCGTTGCGATCTTCAACGACACCAACGAACCATTTAAATCCATTCCTACCTATAAAGTTTCTCATTTAGATTGATGAACCTACGATCTCCATCAATAAATCATTCTTCTTTAATTTTGAACTTAGACTTAAACCTAATTCTTCAGCATAGTCTTGAAGTTGCTTCTTAGTCATACTGTTAAGATTTGGTGTTTCGTGTTTAGGTTCTTTAATCTCTTGTAGAAATTGTGGTTCTCTGTTACTTCCTGGTAATGGCATAATATATCTCCTATTGTTAAATTAATCCTGTATCCTTACTACATTCTAACATTGTTGTGAATACGTTATCAGTTATTTTTTGTCTTACTTTTGTTATTAAATATCTCCCCGATAGAAATTTGTCAATTTTGTTCTGGTCATCAGCAACATTATTATGTATATTGAATATCAAATAAATTGTTTTCCCAATATCCAATTTAGTATTTCCTGGAACTGTCAATTCAATTATATCATTAAATATTTGTCTTTGATATGATGCCTTTCTATTAGAAAATGCATTAATCCTTTTAGGTAAATGATTTTCTTTTTGAAATTTTGAATCATCATCATGACCAGTTCTAGAAGTTAATAGGTTTTCTACTAATTCACGACCAACAACACCAGCACCAGGAATTACACCACCTTGTAATGTATTAAAATTATCAATTTCTTTATCATAATCAAACTTTGTAGTCTTTGCAGTTTTCTTTAGTATATCTAAATTGATAGTCTTTGCTTCAAATAATCCACCTCTAGCATTCTCTAAGATATTTGATGTTTTCTCAACATTATAAGAAATTATTTTAAATTGGTCTTGTGTTTCAACATCATCAGATTCAGAATTTACATTCGCAATAAAATGAAAATATGTTGCCACTGGTGGCTGATTTATTAAATCACCCATATTTCTAAAATTAAAACCTTTTGCGTCTTCATAGAAACGGTAAAAGGGATAGTGGTCTGGGGAATCTGCCTCATCAGAAAGAAATTCAATTGTATCATCAACAGTCAATGATGGAATAACAAAACTTTGCAAACCATTAGTTTCATCTACTACAATTTCTTTATCAACAAATATTTTATTGTTAAGTACATCAGAATGTACATATTCTTTGACAAGACTTTTCATCATATTAGTAATAGTATTCCCACCACCTGCACCATATGCTTTACTAATTCTTTGACTTGTTGCCACATATGCCTCAATACTAACACCCGAAAGAATATATGTCTCAACAAATTCGCCTGACCTGCTCTTATCACTCAATTCATATAAGGCAAACTGTTGCGTTCTCCAAGGTGTATCTGCCTCGGTAGATGGGTCAATCCTTTCTCTATACACAACCTCAAGCAGTTCAACACCACTAAATCCAGTAGGAATTCTATTTTCTACATCCCCACCCATCATTTCATTTAAATTAATTGCATCTTCAATAACAATATCGCAATATGCATAATGTTCATAAATATCATGATATATGTTTATTTCTAGATATAAAGACTTTATGTCAATCTTTCTTAATTGTTTTGTTATTATCGAAAGAGTTTTTATTTCTACGTCGCCTGCAAAACGATATCCTTGAACAGCCATTAGATACCATTTCTCAATATATCACGAACTTCGTCTTGAAGTTGATTTAGATACCTTTTATCTAAGATTTGGATTTTTCTTTTTTCATCATTCAATTCAATTTCATAATCATATTTTGTAATAAGTTCTTTATCAGCATCAACAAGTGTGTTATAAGTTGTTAAGTCTATTACCACCCATCTCTTAGGAATACGTGTCCCGTTGTTTAATACTTTTGCTTCACTTAATATTTGTCTGTATTCATGAGTGGTTGCTTTAGAAGATGGAATACTTCCATACTTACCTTTAATGTAGTTATTGAAATCTTCATTAAATAATGGCCAATCAAACATTGGGTCGATTATATCATTAAAATGCAGAACTATCCATGCATATGCTGAACTCCCATAATACTTTTCAGCAATAGTATCAGGTCTATCACCTGCTTGAACATCATATTCATAATAAACGTCAAGACCAGACTTAACTGAAGACTTAATTTTAAATCTTCTTAAGATATTAGTTAGTTTAACTTTCTGTCCGTTGTTAGTTAAATCGTGGTCAGTAGTTGGGAAGTATGAGAAATAATTTGACATAATCTATTTTATTACATTTCCTGAAAAATCTGTGAAATTGTCATATTCATAATCATCAATCTGCCCACTCCAATCCTTTCCACCAAAATCTTCTTTAGTGAGAATTTTAGTTTCTTGGAATTGCAATGAAACTTCAATTGATACTGGTGCTCCAGTTTCTTCGAAAAAGATAGGAATATTCTCACCATTATAATTGACACTAATACTCTTTAATACTGACCTGTTTACATTAAATAAATGTGGGTTAATTCTACTCGAGAATTCAATATCAAATTCTTCTGGGTATTCGAAAAACACACCACCACCAAAACCAATTGATGGATGCATTGCCTTTTCAAACGTGTTAATAACATTTTTAATTGCAGTTGATTCTTCTGCATTTCTTGCAATAAATTTATATGTGAAACCAAATTCCCTAAAGTTTACATTATCAAAAAGAACAGCAGTGTGCGGGTTAATAGCTATGCCTTCTGCCACACCGATACCACTCATGATTTGAGATGCACCACCAAGTCCTGCAAGTCCACCAACCAAACCACCAAAACCTCCCATTTTTGCTGAAGCAAAAGTTGTAGCAGCAACAGCAGCAACAGTGAACCCTTCTGCTTTTGTTAGGTCTGCTTCATCAGTTTGATCTCCTCTTAAAGCACCACCTGCTCTTTCTAATATTTTTCCTTGAACATCAGAAAAACCTTTACCCAAATCATCCATGGATATCTTACCAGCAGCAACCTTTCCTAAAACGTTAAGGTTTTCATTATTATAACTCACACCATGTTGATTGGTTAAATTTGATGGAACTGGTAATGTGATACTTATAATAGAACTTTCCTTTTCGACTGTTTCTTTACTCGGGCGCCTGCGATCCATTACGTGAAACGTCATATAATGTTCATCATCTAAATCCAAAGGAAATTGTAATGGTGCATTATATTTGCCACCATTTGATTGATATAAAGCACCAAGTGGTCCTGATGACCTCCATCTCTTTTGTCCTTTATTAATTAATTGTCTGAAGTTGCCAGAGAAGGAAAATCCATCTTTACCATACCCAATATTTCCTGGAATGTTTTCATTAACCTTTCCGAGAATACCCCCTTGTAATTGATTTATTGCCTGACCTTTTAAATTTTTAAGATTGAATCCCATTAGAATTGACCTAAATAGATAATTATACAATATATTTATAACGACAAGTGAATGAAATTCTATCAAGGTAAATTTAAACCGAGATTCCCTAAGAAATATAAAGGTGACCCAACGGGAATAATCTATAGAAGTTCTTGGGAATTGAGTTGTATGTCATACTTTGATAAGAACCCAGATATCATCTGGTGGGCAAGTGAAGAAATGATTGTGCCTTATGTATCACCGATAGATGGCAAGAAGCACAGATACTTTCCTGACTTTATTATTAAGACTGCTAAAGGTAAAACGATAATGATTGAAGTTAAACCAGCATCTCAATCTAAAGAACCCCAGAAAAAGAAAAGGGTGACTAAGAAGTATTTAAACGAAGTTAAGACGTGGGGTGTTAATCAAGCAAAATGGAATGCTGCAATTAAACATTGTAATAAAAAGGGTTGGGAGTTCCAGATAATAACAGAGAAAGAATTGTTTGGCAAACGTTATAAATAGTATTTATGGCAAGTGTATTTGACGATCTATTATTAAAAGGAATTAGGCAAGGACATGCTCCTGCAAAAACTGATGCAGCAAGAAAATGGTTCAGAGAGAAGTCCTCAAAGATCGGCAGAACTAGATTAAAACCTGAAGAGTTACTTAAAGAAGCAAGAAAAAAGAAAGACACAGTTGAGATTGGTCATATGTACCATTTTATATATGACCCAAAAGGTAAAAAGACTTTACCTTATTATGATACGTTTCCTTTAATCTTTATGGTCGGTGAGGCAGAAGGTGGGTTCTACGGAATTAACCTTCACTATTTGCCACCGAAGTTGAGAGCAAAATTAATGGATGCATTATATAATTTATCAACCAGTAAACAATATGATGACAAAACCAAATTGAAATTGTCATATAGTATTTTGAGTGGGGCAAGTAGGTTTAAGTGGTTCAAACCAACCTTTAAGCATTACTTAGTTAATCATGTTAGATCTAGATTTATGGAAATAGAAGCACCTGAGTGGGACATAGCACTTATGTTACCTACAAGCAGGTTTAAATATGCAACCACACAAAAAGTTTACGCAGATAGTAGGAAAGCAATCTAATGGCACATAATTCAGGGTTTAACGTACAAAACATAGTATCATCTATTAATAAATCTGGAGTTGCTGCTTCAAGTCATTTCGAAGTACATTTGCCTGATTGGATTAATAGCAATTCTAGGGAATTGTTATATCGTGCTGATAGTGCAAATCTCCCAGGAAGAACAGTAATGACAACGGAACATAAGTTTACGAACTATGGTCCGATTAATAAAGTTCCTTATGGTCAAATATATGGTGATGTTACTATAACATTTTTATTGAGTGAAGACTTGAGAGAAAAGGATTATTTTGAGACTTGGCAAAGCAAAATGATTGACACTGGTTCAAACAATTGGAGAACTTTCAGCAGAAGTAAATTTAATGTTGAATATTTTGATAACTATGCTAGCAATGTCGACATCAGACAATATGGTTCTAATGGTGGGTTGAGGACTATCCATACCTTAAGAGAAGCATATCCAATTATGATTAGTGATATTGCAATGGCATGGGGAACTGAAGAACCTGCTAAACTATCAGTAACATTTGCATATAGAAATTATAAGTTTGTACAAGTTGATAACAGCAATCAGCCTGGTGTTGGAATTAGTGGTTCAATTAATTGGAGTAAAGGTAAACTAGCAGGTGCATTAAATATACCTGGATTTGGTAATATCTTTGGTGATAATAATTTGGGTGTTAATATGAATGCTGCGCCAGGTTTATTTTCATTAGATGGTATAGGGAACCTTTTAGGTGGTGCTGGAGATCTTATTGGTGATGGTTGGGATGCTGTAACTGGCGGTGGTGATAAGAGAAAACTTAAAATTGCTCAAATAAGAGGTGATGGTGGTGAAGGAAAAAGAATAGCACCTAGTGGTGATGCTGGTGGGATTGACTATAAGAAAAATGCTTATAAGAAAAACTTTATGAAAGCATTACCTAGTTGGAAGAAACGAAATCTTGATAGAGTAACTGACAGTAATAGAGATTTCTTCCAACCAAATGCCCTTGAAGACAACTTAGCAGTTTGGGATGATGGTCAGTTACCAGCATCTGGTAATGCGACTGAGTATAAGAAATCAAATTATACCAAGAACTTTATGAAAGCAATGCCATCCTGGAAGGAACGAAACCTTGATAGTATTACAGAAACAAACAGAGATGTTCACCCACCAAACACATTAAGAGATAATATGGCTGTGTGGGGTGAAGATGGTCAGTTGCCAGCATCAGGTAATGCGACTGAGTATTCTGGTATTACAACCCAAATGATGAAGAGAACTTTAGAAACTACTGTTCCTATAATCAACAGAATACCATCTGAAGGGGGCATAACATCTAAGAATATAACAAGATTTAAGGACCATGGTGGAATAATTCATAGGCAGTTTGGCACACCACAACCTCCTTATGAAATGAGTCCCAACTGGAATGAGTCGTTAAAAGATTACACAGGAAGAACTGGATTGCCAGGAATCCCTTCTGGTCAGCAACTTCTTGACCAAAGAAAGCAAGATGACCAACTTCGTAACAAAATTAACATAAAACCAGTCAGGTTGGATTATAATAAAATTAAACAGGATTCAACTTACGACGTGACTGGTAACAAAGCGTTTTTCGCTAAAGGTGCTAATAATGGAAGACTACCAGCATCAGGTGATGCGACTGAATATAAGAAAGTCAAGCACAAGATAAAAGGTAATGGGTTGACCAAAGTCAGACAGTTTGACAACAAATCTAATAAAAAAATTGATGATTGGTTTAAAAAGAATCCAAATAAAAAC